ACTCGTTCAGCATTTGGATCTGTTGGCGCTACACCTTTGGCACTAGCATATAATAGTGCGGCAGTGGTTACAATAGGGGCAAGTGGTGCCATTACAGTTAATCCAGACGGAGCAAACCCTTTTACTTTTCCAACCACAGATGGTAGCGCTAATCAAGTATTACAAACAGATGGTTCTGGTACTTTAAGTTTTGCTACTGTGAGTAGTGGTGGAAACTCTTTTTCAACTATTTCTGTTTCTGGTCAAAGTGATGTAGTAGCAGATTCTTCAACAGACACATTAACCATTGAACAATCTGGTCTTGTTGCTGTAACAACAAATGCAGGAACTGATACTGTCACAATCGGAACTCCTAGTAGTGCAGCTATTCCATTTTTAAAATCAGATGGTTCTAGTTCAAATATCGAATTACAAACATCAGGAACGATAGGAGAGATTTTGACAAACTTATATATACCTTTTACAACAAGTAATGGAACAGCAGTCGAAACACTCGTGGTAGGTACAGCATAATGGCAAATGTAATTCCAGTCAAAGCAACGTTTACATCAAGTACAGTAACGGGTCTTGCAGAATTTCAGTCTGGTGATACAATTGATATCTCAACATATCTTTCAGCAAGTTCAATTACCTTTGCAGGTGATTCAGGAAGTGATAGTGCTTCTCTTGGTGAAACATTAACTGTTGCTGGTGGTACAAGTATTTCAACTGCCGTTACATCAAATACAGTTACGATTAATCTAGGAACAATTGATGCCAGTTCAACAACGATTTCCAATATACCAAATTCAAGTTTATCAAATTCATCAATCACATTTTCTGGAGATTCAGGAAGTGATAGTGCATCTTTAGGTGAAACACTTACAATTGCTGGTACTTTAAATGAGATTGAAACAATAGGAACATCAAATACAATTACGATTGGATTACCAAATAATGTTACAATCGGAAATAATTTAACAGTTTCAAATGACTTAACAGTTACAGGAAATTTAACAATCAACGGTACAACAACAACCGTTGCAACAACAAACACAACTATTTCAGATAATTTACTAGAACTTAATTCTGGTGTCACATCAAATGCTAATGATACTGGTATTCTTATTGAACGTGGTTCAACAGGCGACAATGCAATTATTGCTTGGGATGAAAGTGCCGATAAATTTACTTTAGGTACGACAACTGCCACAGCATCTGATACAGGTAATCTAACTATTACAACAGGAACTTTAGTTGCCGATTTAGAAGGTGATGTCACAGGAAATCTTACAGGAAACGTCACAGGTAATGCTGACACTGCCACCGCTCTTGCGACTGCGAGAAACATCGCAGGACAGTCATTTGATGGTACTGCAAATATTTCTATCGCATCAACAGATTTATCTGATACAGCTTCGATTACATTACTAACAGCAACACAAACACTCACCAATAAAACAATTGATGCAAGTAATAATACATTATCAAATATTGGTAATGCATCATTATCTAATTCATCAATTACTGTTTCTGATGGTTCTAACACATCACCTGTATCATTAGGTGGAACATTAACATTCACAGGATCAGCAAATGAAGTAGAAATTACAGAAAGTGCTGGTACAGTGACTATCGGATTGCCAAGTAATGTTACTATTAGTAATAATTTAACTGTATCTGGTGCAACAAATGTTAGTGCAAGTGGTGTTACATTTAGTGATGGTTCTACACAAACAAGTGCTGGTGCATCAGCTGCCTTTGCTATCGCTCAAGCTGTTGCTCTAGGATAATTATAAATAGTTTCAAAGGACTATAACTATGGCAAACCCGAATACTAGAGAAACACTCAAACAATATGCTTTACGAGCTCTTGGAAAACCAGTCATTGAAATCAATGTTGAAGATGATCAATTAGAAGATCGAATTGACGAAGCATTACAGTTTTTCGCACAATATCACTATGATGGTATTGAAAGAATGTATCTCAAGTATCAGATTACAGCCGCAGATATAACACGAGCAAGAGCAAATACATCAACAGTCGTTACCGACACAGCAGACAGTACAGTTTCAGCAACTTGGAAAGAAGGTACAAATTATATTCCTGTACCTGATAGTGTTGTTTCTATTTTAGAAGTTTTTCCATTTACCGACAAATCCAATCTCAATCTTTTTGATGTACGTTATCAATTACGTTTAAATGACCTTTATGATTTCTCATCCACCAGTGTGATACATTACGATATGACCATGCGACATTTAGACTTTTTAGATTCTATTTTAGTTGGTGAAAAACCTATTCGTTTTAATCAACATCAAAATCGTTTATACATTGATATGGATTGGGAAAATGATGTTGCCGCCGGAGAATATATTTTAATTAAATGTTATCGTAAATTGGATCCAACAATTTATACAGATATCTATAATGATATTCTGATAAAAAAATATACTACTCAGTTATTTAAAAGACAATGGGGTGCAAACTTAATTAAGTTTAATCAAGTGCAAATGTTGGGTGGTACAACATTGAATGGTGAACTTATCTATCAACAAGCACAAGATGAAATCAATAAAATAGAAGAACAGATTCAATTACAATACGAAACACCTGTCAACTATATGATAGGATAATATTATGCCTACAAGAAATTTATATTTCAGTCACGGCACCAGATCAGAAAGATTTCTATATGAGGACTTAATGATCGAACAACTTCGTGTGTTCGGACAAGAAGTTACTTATCTTCCAAGAAAACTTATTGCTAGAGATAACATTTTAGGTGAAGATGCTTTATCTAAATTTGAAGAAGCATATTCAATTGAAATGTATGTACAAAATGTTTCAGGTTTTGAAGGTGATGGTGATATTATAAAAAAATTTGGATTAGAAGTAAGAGATGATATTACTCTTGTTTGTTCTAAAAGACGATTTGATTTATTAGTTGATCAAAAGTCAAACACATTGGCACAAGATCGACCTAAAGAGGGTGATGTTATTTACATGCCTATCTTTAAAAAATTATTTGAAATACAGTTTGTTGAAGACGAAGATCCGTTTTATCAAATCGCAGATATTCCATTATTTAAATTAAAATGTACAACGTTTGAATACTCACATGAAGCATTAGATACAGGTATTTCAGAAATCGATAATGTTGAAGATACATTATCAACTGATATACTAGCACATCAAATATCATTAGAAACAGGCACAGGCACAACTGGTGCATTATTATTAGAAACACCATCTCTATCACAACTACAATTAGACGGTACTGATACTTTACAAACAGACGCAGGTTCTGGTTTAGTTTTAGATTCTGTGGATGGTACAAGTGCTGATGCAGGTGATGATATTTTACTTGAAGATGAGTTAGGTACATATAATTATCTCATACAAGAAGATTATAGTGTTGATAATAAAGATGATGGTGCTCAGAACTTAGAGTTTACACAAGAATCAGGATTAGACACAGAGTTTAATTCCAGTGATGATATCTTTGATTTCTCAGAAAGAAACCCTTTCGGAGAACCTACTAAATAGAACTAGGAGAATTAAAATATGTTAACAGATAGTTTTTACCACGAAGTTGTTCGAAAGACAGTTGTAGCCTTTGGTTCACTGTTTAACAACTTATATGTTGTTCGCAAAAACAATTCTGGTAAAGTGATTCAAAGAATGAAAGTGCCATTAGCCTATGGCCCAAAACAAAAGTTTCTTACACGATTAGACCAAGATGCTGGTAGAACAGCAACAGACGTAAAGAAAACTTCGATCACATTACCAAGACTTGGTTTTGAAATGACAGGTTTGTCATACGATGCTACCAGAAAGTTAAATCGTGTACAAAAGTTTAAGAAAGTCAAAGGGGCAGATGATAAGTCGATGACATCTCAGTATATGCCTGTACCATATAATATTGGTTTTACATTATATGCTATGGCAAAAAATTCAGATGATGCATTACAAATTGTCGAACAAATATTACCTTACTTTCAACCCGATTATACAGTCACATTAAATTCTATTCCAGAAATGGAAATAGTCAGAGATGTTCCTATTATATTAAATGATGTATCTTATGAAGATTCTTATGATGGTGATTTTCAATCCAGACGTGTGATTATATACACACTGTCTTTCACTGCAAAGAATTATCTCTATGGTCCTGTTACATCATCAAAAGTGATTAAAACAGTACAAGTTGATCAGTATGCAGATATGCCTGTGAATACACCAAAGAGAGAACAGAGATACACAGTCACACCTGATCCAATTGATGCAGACGGTGATGATAACTTTGGTTTCAATGAAACAACATCATTCTTCCAAGATGCAAAAGAATATGATTCTGAAAGTGGAACAGATAAGAATGTGTAATAAATTATGTCAAGCACTGATGATAAATTAAACGAAGTATTAGAAATCGCTGACTTACCAGAAAAAGTAATTAAAACAACACCAAAAGTTCCAAGACCAAAAGAGAATGAAGATGTTGACAGCGATTACAAATACAGTAGAGAAAATCTTTATAATCTAGTCGAACGTGGACAAGATGCCATTGATGGTATTTTAGATTTAGCACGAGAGGGCGAGCATCCGAGAGCTTACGAAGTTGCCGGACAACTCATCAAAAATGTAGGTGAAGTAACAGAGAAGTTATTACAACTACAAGAAAAGATGAAGAAACTCAAAGATGTACC